AGCACGCCGCAGCCATAAAGCACATCGACCGTGAACTGCTGGGAAAGAGTATTCGGCTGATAGCTCATAACCACACGAATTCCGAAATTGCCCATTTCGGCATACTCGGCCACAGCACCGGTACCCGGAAGCGGTTGCGGAAGACGGCGGACCACCAGCCCGATCGCATCTCTCGAGAAGGCCACGTTGTGCGTGTTCGTGTTGGGGCTCGTACCAGTCGTCGGAACGAACTGAGAACGGAAGATAAAAAAGTCCTTCATCTTGCCGACGTTGCCCTCGACCAGCGCCTTCAAACCAGCTTCACCTGACGAATAGTATTCGCTGAAGCGAGGGATCTGGCGGATTTGCGAGTAAGTGTTTGAATCGACCACCAGGTACTTCGGTGCGCTCGCAGGAACCATCGCGGAGAACAGCGCCGTTTCAGCCGCATCAATCGTTGCTTCTGTGATGGGCGAGCCGGCGGTTCCGACCGGATGATTCGACGTGAACTGGCCGTAGAGATTGAGCAGATCCTGCTCCACCTTCTCAGCAATCGCGATCACTGCCGGCTGCATGTAAGCTTTCAGCAGATCGGGAAACGCCAGAGCCTTAGTCACGTCTGGAATCTGGAACGTAGCTTCCGCGTGAGTATTGAGAACAATCTGAGCGTTCAGCAGGCTCGGATTCTGAGGAGTTACCGTGCCGCCCTCCGCGATGTTGTTCGCGCTGAGCACCGGCGGAATCGGCACGTTGACCGTGTCTCCGGCGTGCGCCAGGACAGGCTCATAGTCGCGATTAACCAGGTTACCCATAATGAGATTCCCGGTCAAAGCCGGCAAGGCTTCAGCGGCCACAAGCTTGACGATGGCGTTCGTCAGATTGGCGGATGTAATGATTGACATAGATCTCCTAAATTGAATTGGCGACACGATCCCTCGGCCGCCTTGTTGCTACTTGCTATCGGCGACAAACGCTTTTGCCTTCGTGAATCGCCGTCAGCTTCTCTGCGTGAAGCCTAAGCTCCGCGCAACGCCTGAGACGCCAAACGCGATATCTCCTGGCGTACTCTGTCGAGTTCTTCTTTGCTCATGCCCGGCTTGATCTTATCGAGATCCACGTGCGCAGCAGGCTGCGAGGAATTCCGGGATGGCGTCTGAGCTCCACTGCCTCCGGCGATACGGGCCGGAAGAAGCTCCGGGTTTTCTTCAAGAAATTTATTCAGATATTCCGGCAGAGGTTTCGCGTCGGCACCCTTCGCGTGCAGCCGGCCATCCTCGCCGCGCGTGATGTCATCTCGAACCGCACGAAACGCCAAATCGACCTTGGCCACTCCGAGCCTCTGCAGTTCGCTGCGGATTTGCGAGTTCCGGTCAGCTTCCTCCGCGATCGCACGCGCTTTGCGGTTCTCCTCTACCAGCTGGTTCAGCCGGGATTCCAGTCCCTCGCGCCGCTTCCGCTCCTCTTCAAGCTCAGCCTTATAGGCTGGCTCAGCCTTTTTCGTCTCCGCTCGCACAAACTCTTCGATCGCGTGGCGGACGATATCCCGGACATCGGGACCGGACGTCGGCTCATTTTCAATTGGCATCTGATCTGACATAATTTGCTCTCCCTTAGCTCAAAAATTGAGCGTCTATTTCACGCGCAATCTGGTCTTTTGTCTCTTGCCGCGCATCGTTCAGGTACTTCAACGCAAGCCGCTGGAATATCTGTCGCTTCAGCGTTGTACTCTTGATGCCAAGCTCAAGGAGGTTCTTTGCATCCTGCAGTTCGGAACCGAAATCCGTGATATCGACTTCATCCAGCCCGGCAACGCTGATGGTCGAGGCATCCTCGCGCGCGTCGCTGACCGCGGTCAGAACCTGCCGCATGCAATCCTTCACGGCAGTACCGTAGGCACGCAGAACCTCTTTCGTGATCGTGAAATCCATCTGCTTACTGGCTGCCGACTGAGCGTGGCCGCTGATCATCTCTCCTGAGGCCTGCGAGAGGTAACAAACGCGATAAATCTCGTCTTTCAACGTCTCGAGATTCTGGGCCGCAATCTGGTACACTTTACCGTCCGGTTCGGTCCAACCAAACTTATCGGTAGGTCCCAGTTGAATGTAGTAACTCTCACCGACAATCTGGTTCCACTCACGGTCGGAGTAAATAACGGGCATGGCAAAAAGGCCCATCGTGATCGCCCACGCCAGTGCATTCGATTTGTTAAAGTGCTCTAACTGGAGGTGAGCTGCTTTGTTCATCAACCATAAGCCTTCACTCACCTGCAAGGTGAACAGCGGAACGCGCCTTTGCCGCACCAGCGCATGTGCCCCCTCGCCGATAAGCTGTATCGTCCCTGGCTGCTGGTCCGTGCCGACACGTCTGAAAGTTCTGTATCGCTCGCGATCATAGTAGTGCCAGCAGGTCTCTGTAACGATCTCGGCGGAATCGACGCTCGGCTGCCGACGTACGGTCTGTCGCAGGACGATCCACTCGTAATCGCCGCGCTCGTCTTTGCTCCAGTTGATGACGTCTTCCGGCTGGTAGTGGACCAGGTAAGCTCGTGAAAGTCCCGCGGCATCTTCTTCCGCTCGATTAGCCACAAGCGCGGAGCTCCGCGGAAAATCCAACAGCATGTGAGTGCGGCCATTCACCAGCGCATCAATCAGGCAGTGACGAAAGAAACTGGAGAGCTTGGTCCCCCTCAAGTCGCAATCTTCTGCGAATATCGCGAGAAACTTCTGACCCGAGTCGCGGCCGCTATCCACTTGAATGCTCGGTTCGCGGCGAAACAAAGTAGAGGCATACCAGTCCACGATCGATCCGATATAGTTCTCATAGAACACCCGTTGCAGGCGCTCGCCGTAGACGTCCAGAGGCTCTTTCTGCCGTCTGAGCAGGTAATCCGCAGCCCTGTACTGAAATTCCTGGCCACCTCGATAGAGGTCCCGATATGTGCGCCACATCCGCTTCTGATGCTTGAATTCGGGATGCTCACGATCGATCTCTGTCATTTCTCCTCACCCGTTTTTTCTTCGGTCTGCTTCATCTCGCCTCTTCACAACAGCCGCTTGCCCATCTCTCCCGCCGTGGGACGCTCGCCATACAACTCCCAGATGGCGTATCCGAGCGCGTCCGACGCGTGCGTCCGCTTCGGATCGCGAACCTTGTCGATAACACCCGAATCCGGCTTGAACAGGACCTCTTCGAAATCCTTGCTCAACTCCCGGCAGCGTGGATCGACCTCCAGCCTCACTTCGCCGAGCGCGCTCGTCAGCAGTGCGTTCACCTTTCGAACGCGATCCAACACCGGTGGATTTTTAGCAGGTACGCGAACCTTCACATTTCGAAATCCCGCTCTGTATAAAAACGTCTGCAGCATCGTGTAGTCCGTCGCACCAGTCGTATGCATGTTCCTGCCGCTTGCGTCGCCGAACACTTCTAGCCCCGCCGCGTGTCCGCCAAACCGGTTTTGAAACTCCTCGCAGGCTTCCTCGGTCGTTGCCCGGTCCAACACAATCTCGTCAATCACCGCTATCCCGGCGCCGCTCGCCTGCAGCAACACCGAGCTCATCGGCGCGACGTTAAAGTCGAGCGCCCACAACAATGGCTTTTGCGGGTCGTATTTGTGCTCGACCACATGTATGTCCCGGTTAAAGCAGTGGTACACGCGATCAGCCCGACTGTTGATGTATTCACCCAGCACTTCTTGCTGGTAAAACTTAGGGTCGTAGCTCGTTTCCAGCCGCCGATAATAGTCCGGCGTCTTATTCAACAAAAACCGATTTTCAAAGGGCCTGGCTCGTACGAACCCGTAACCCGGAACTGGAGTCCTAATGAAGCGCTTGTAAATCCAATCATGTCCCTGCGGTGTCCACACAGCAAAGCCACAAAGATGCGTCGCGCGCGGGTCTCTAAGTCGGGCCTCCAGTCTCAGCCAGCCCTCTTCACGCGTGTACGATAACTCGTCAATTCCGAACCACGCTAGGTTCGTTCCACGTAATCGCTCCGGTTCTTCGAGCGATCTCAGCAGCACGGTACATCCCGTTGCCGCCACCAATAATTCCCCATCCGACTTTTTGAAGTCGTACTCGATGTCGTGCTCCTCGAGCATCGCGAAGAGACTCGTCAAGGTCGCATCGCGAAGCATCGCGAAGGTCGGTGCAGCGAGCAACCCCTGCCGCCCGCGGTTGACATACGATTGCCTGAGCGCTTCAAAACAGAGCGCCGCACTTTTCCCGGAACCTACCGGCCCTGAAAAGCCTTTCAACCTTTCTCGTAAACTCTGAAACCTCGCCTGCGAGGGCAGATGGCTTTGAACCCAACAGAGTTCTTCATTCGGCTGGCTCTCGCTGCCGCTCTCTCCGCCAACCACCCTCATCCGCACACAAAGCTAACAGCGGTGGTGCTGCGAAGAAGAAACTTAACCGCCTAACTGTATGCAATCAAGCGACATGTTTTTTTTGCGCATTTCGTGACCCACTGAGGATATCCCGACACTCGTTGAAAGCTGGGGACTTTCCAGAGAGATTTCAAGCGCTCATGCCTCCACCCCCTAAAGCGGGAGCGAACCCTGCCACTTCGAGTTCTCTCACTAACATTGGCAGCGGCCCGTGATGGCTTCAAAGGTCACATGGTTTGCGTATTCGAGCTGAACTGACTGAAAACGAGATGGCCTCACAAGCGGCCTGATCACAGGATCGGAAGGCTCGGTTACGCTCGAATACGACGGCGAGTACAAATTAGCCCATCCAAGTAATCCCGTGAACGAGACCTTACACCTGGGCCCGACGGTTTGCACTAGCGCGCGAGCCCCACCCCACGCACCAACCCGTGCCCATTAACCTGAAATCGTGCTCTCTATTCGGCTCCGCGTCGACGAACGCCGCCGCGATCAACTTATTGCTGAGTTATGGGAATCCGGAACAGTCGGAATAATCGACGATTCTCCCGATCAGCTGCGAGCTTTCTTCCCTGACGGAACTGCAATCGCGACCGTGCTCGAACGCTGTGAAGCCAGATC